GAGTGAAAATGCCGTACTACATGGAAGCGCAAGGCGGGGAGTTTTGTGTGTTCAAGGAAGGACAGGACGCACCGCTGGAGTGCTACGAGGACGAGGCGCAAGCCGAAGCGTATCTCACCGCCCTGAACATCGCCACGGCGGATGAAAACTACAAAGCGGAATCGGATACCTACGTACCGCCCGAAGCGGTCGCAGAGAACGCACGACGTGCGCTCGAAGTCAGAGCAGAGAAGCCACCAAGTCAGCGGGGCATGACCCCGATTGGCTTGGCACGAGCAAGGCAACTTGCTAATCGTCAGCCGGTGAGCGTGGCCACTCTACGCCGCATGGTGAGTTACTTCGAGCGCCACGAGGTGGACAAAGATGGGGCGACGTGGGCGGAGCAGGGCAAGGGCTGGCAGGCATGGATGGGCTGGGGAGGCGATGAAGGCTGGGCGTGGGCTCGGCGCATCGTAGAGAGAGAGGACAGTATGGACGATGAAACCAAGGCGCTGCACGTCATGGTGCACGTTGAAGTCACAGAGGATGGCCACGAGAACGAAGCGCAAGCCGAAGCCGAAATGGAGCAAGGCATTGCGGACATTGTTGATGCCCTTGACAACCCCATGACAATGGAAGTAGGAGGGAACTACGTGGACGTCATCAAGTCACATCCGCAGGCGGTGAAAGCCGTCGCCGACTACATCATCAAAGGGCGCGGCGTGGTCTACGGCGGCTTCGACCTCACCGAAGACCGCTTCACTGCCGACACCGACCTCGGCGGATCACGGCCATTCGAGGGCATGCCGGTTTTTTATGACCACGCCATGGGCGGCATCAAGTCGCAAATCGGCATGGTCAAGGCGTGGGTGCCCACGGATGACGGCATTGACGTGGAGATTGAGCTTGACCGCCGCCACCAGTACGCCAGTGAAGTGATGAAGCTTGTCGAAGCCGGCGCACTCGGACTCAGCACCGGCGCGGTGTCGCACCTTGTCGTCCGTGAGCCGGTCAAGGGCGGCTACGAAATCAAGCGCTGGCACGTCGCCGAGATTAGCTTGACCCCCACCCCAGCGGAGCCCCGCACCATTACCGCAGTCAAGAGCACAGAGGACGCCGCGTCGAGCATGGCTGACGCACTGTCAACGCCTGACGATACAGAGACCGCGCCACAAGACACCGAATCACCAGAGGAGACCAAAGCCATGCCAGAAGGCATCATCGACAACGCTCGCCACGACGAGCCCCAAGTCAAGACCGCATTGCCCGCCGCACCTGCGGAGAATCCGTTCGACAGCAACGAGTACTACCGTGCCTACAAGCGCTTCATCGATGTGAAGAACCCCATCGAAAAGCAGGACGACGGCGCCGACGTCTTCACCACGCTGCGCAACGCCACCAAGTCATACGCCGTCAAGACGCAGACCGAAGGCACCAACAACGACGGCGGCTTCACGGTTCCAACCGCAGTCAACCGCCAAGTGGTCGCACGCCGTGACGAATCCAGTCTGCTTGGCCAGTTCCGATTCATGCGCGTCACCACGGACACGTGGAAGGTCGTCGTGCCCGCACAGTCGACCAAGGCGGCCGCCGCCATCGTCGGCGAAGGCGTCACTGCCACCGCCAGCGAGCCGAACATCGCCAACACCAAGACCATCCAGCTGTACAAAGATACGCTCGAATTCGCCATCACCGAAGAGTTGCTCGCTGACACCGCCAGCAACTACGAAGAGTTCCTCATGAACGAAATCGCACGTGCTATGGCCGTCAGCGTGAACAGCTTCATCATCAAGGGCACGGGCTCAAGCCAGCCATACGGCATCACCGCTCGCGTGACCAACGACATCCCACTCAGTGCCACCGTGGCCACCTCGGCGCAGGTGCTCAATGTGTCGGTCGGTATCAACGGCTCGTACACGACTAACGGGGAGACCGGCTTCGTGATGCGCAATGCCACATGGGGCGCCATCCGTGGTCTTGACCTTGCCAACACGGGCGTAATTTTGACCAGCATGGAAGGCGGCGTACGTCGCATCGAGTCATGGCCGGTCGCACTCAGCGAGCAGGTTGACGCCTACGGCACGTCCACCAACGAGCCTATTATCTTCGGCAACTTCAGTTACTACGCGTTTGCAGAGCGCACCGCTGGTGTGCAAATCGAGCGCGACTACAACCCGCGCACCGGTGTCACCTACATGATCGCCAAGTGGCGATTCGGTGGTGACGTGACCCAGCCAGAAGCCTTCGCTATCGGCAAGCACGCGTAGTAATACCACGAGTGCGCTGATGAATTCATCAGCGCACTCATTGGAGAGACAATGAAGATTCAGTTACTCTACGCAGTGGCGCAAATTGGGGAGCGTGGCGAACTCATCATCCACGGAGCGGGCGACATCGTGGACTTTGACGACTACGAGGCAAAAACCTTGGTCGAGCAAGGCCAAGCCGTCGCACTGGACGAGCCCGAGCCCACGCCCGTCAAGCGAGTTCCGAAGAAGGTGCTCTAAGCATGGCATACATCACCACCGCACAGCTCAAGTCGTATCTGGGCATCACGGTCAGCACCGATGACACGGAGCTGGGCTACATTCCCGACCGTGTCACTGCGGCGATTGATGCGTACTGCCACCGCCACTTCGAGCCCGAGTCCGAACACGGGCCAGCGGCAAGCCACACCCACTACTTCACACCGCTTCTCGAGGTGGACGGCGGCGACCTGCTGGACTGGCAGACACTGAACCTGCGGCACGACCTCGCAGAGCTCACGAGCATCACCAACGGCGACGGCACCGCAATTGCGGCGAGTGACGTGGTACTTTTGCCGCTCAACACCAAGCCGACCAGCTTTATCCGCATCAAATCGGGCATCAATAAAGCGTGGGCATACACCACGAGCCCCGAGGGTGCCGTGCAGGTCGCTGGGAAGTGGAGCTACAGCCTCGACATTCCCGCGGACGTCAAAGCGGCGGCGCTTCGCTGGGGCGCACACCTCTATCGCCTGCGCACGGGTGCGACGTCAGTACCTGCTGACATCACCATTAGCGCCGACGGCAGCGCCTTTGCATCGAACCGCATCCCGAGCGACGTGGCCCAGCTGCTTCGTCCGTACATTCGGAGGTCGTAGCATGGCAAGCCAGCTCGATAGCATCCTCGATGCGTTGCAGGCGATGACCATCACCGGCTACAGCTACACGGTCTACCGTGGCTCGACACTGAAGAATGTCATCGAAATCGCACAGACACCATGCCGCATCATCTCGGCGATTGGTGTGCAAAGTGGGCGCACCGATCGGCTGACGTTCGGAACTGGGGCGCTGATGCGCACCGACTGGACAGTACAGGACACCGCCCTGATTCGTTCCGCATCGCTCGGCATTGGACTAAGCGATGTGGCGGTGACCATGGAGGGATACCTTGCGGCGTACCACGAAGCCGTGCGGAGTGCCTTCGATGTCAACTCACGTTGGCTCATCACCGACGTGGCAGTGCGCAGCCAAGTGCTGGAGTGGCCAGCGGCGTCGGGCAATTTCTTTGACGCAGTCGTGGCCACGCTCACCGTGGCCGACATCATAGAGTAGGGAGATATATCATGGCACAGACCACAGGAGCAGTCAGCGGAGCCGCCGCGGCGGTATCTGTCAAAATTGGAGTTGGCGCCTACGTCGACCACTCAGGGTGGACGCAGAGCGTTGACGCAACGAGCGCAAGCATCACCAACGCCGAAGCCTACACCTTCGACGGGGACAATGCGATTATTCTGCTGGGCAAAGAGGAGCCCGTAGAGGTGACCGTCAACTTCCTTTACACCGAAGTGGCAACGGAGCTCTGGGAGCTCGCCGAAGCCGCATTCCAAGCCAAGAGCCTTGTGCAAGTCAAGTGGGAGCCGAAGGGCTCTACGGGCAAGCAAATTGAGACGCTCGCAGGTGGCTACATCACCAACATTGTCTATCCATCGGTCGCCGCGGACTCCGCAGGGCCAGTCGTCGCCGCCATCACGGTGCGTGCACCTGGCATCGGATACGCATCATAGTCGGGCAGGGCGGCGTGCCGGGACACCACGTCGCCCAGCCATCACTCTGTGTCCCCACTATAGAGAGGTGTCCCATGTCAAAAATTACCGAGTACACCGTCAATCCAGACGAGATTTATCTTGACGATGTGGCTGAGCTGAGCGATGCACTGAAAGCCACTGACTTTCGCCGCGTCAACGCGGTGCTAGTGCGCTGTGTCACCGACATCGACGGCAATCCAATCGAACGGGTCAAAGCGACGCACGCGGTGAAGCTAGCCAAGCGCATCATTGAGGCAATCAGCGAGACCACCGCGGGAAACTAAGGACGGCAGTGCTAGCGCATCTCTGGACACAGGCAGAAATGCCGTTTGCATACCTCGAGCTGATGTTGTGTCGAGATGTCTACCACTGCCCACCCAGTCAGCTCCCACCGTGGCATAAAATCCGCCAGCATCTCATCTGTATGGACGCTGAGGCGCACATCCGATCGGTAGAGGCGAGGAAGGCAAAGCGTGGCTGAAACCGTAGTAATCAGATTTCGAGGCGAAGACGATTTAACGCCCGTCGCCAACAAAGTCGCCGACAGTGTCAGTAAGGTTGATGACAGTGCGAAGCGCGCTGGCAAAGGCTTTTCGGCGCTGGGCGAAATCGCCGTGGGCGCACTGCGTGGCATCGGCGAACTTGCGCTGGACGTGGGAAAAAATGCACTAAGCGGCGCCTTTGATTTTTTCAAGACCGCCGTAGAGGGCAGTGCAGAATATCAATCCGCACTTGCACAGACTGAAGCGGTCATCACCTCAACCGGCATGGCGGCGGGGTTCACTGCGCAGGACATGGAGAAGCTGGCACGTGGCTTGTCCGCAGTGAATGGGCAAAGCCTGTTTACCGATGACCAGCTTCTCGGTGCGCAGAATGTCTTGGCGACATTCACGAACATTCAGGGCATCAACTTTTCCAGCGCGACGCAGGCCATCGCCGACCTCAGTCAAGCCATGGGCCAAGACCTGCAAAGCTCAGCGGTGCAAGTCGGCAAAGCACTCAACGATCCGGTGCAAGGAATCACCGCATTGCAACGGGTCGGCGTGAGCTTCACCGAGGAGCAGAAGCGGGTGGTAGAATCACTCGTGGAGATGGGCGACACCTCCGAAGCGCAACGCCTCATCCTGAAAGAGCTTGAGCGACAGTTCGGTGGAAGCGCCGCCGCCGCCGCGCAAACTTTCAGCGGACAGATGACGGTGATGACTGAGCAAATCGAGGACGCAAAGGGAGCCATCGGCGATGCGCTTCTGCCACTCCTCACGGAGATGGTCGGCATCTTCGGCACGCATCTCCTGCCGACGCTTCGTGAAAGCACCGCCTCCATCGGCGCATTCTTTCAAGGTATCAGCGACAGCGGCGGCGTCATGGCCACCATTGACGGCATCAAGGCATCGTTTCAACGCCTCGTAGCAAGTAATCCGATTCTGCGGCGCCTGATTGTACTCGGCGGCGAGGTGTCCGCCACGTTCGCCACGCTCTACGCTGGCATCACGGAACTCGCCGCCGACCCCGCTTTGCAGAAGTGGGGTGGATTCGCACTGCAAATCCTTGAGAAGGTAGCGCTCGTCATTATCGACAGCTTGGTGCTTGCCTTTCAGGTGCTTCGCTTTACGCTGGGCATCGTCGTAGACGGAATCAAAATCTTTGCCAGCGCCATGGAGCCGATTTGGTCGGTGGTGTATCCGAAGATTGTCGCGGTACTCACCGCCATCTCCCAGCTCTTGCGTGGTGACTTCGCAGGTGCATGGCAGACGGTGAAAAACATCGTCGTCACTGCGTGGACGGAGGTGTATAACGTGGTGTCACGCGTCATCACCGACCTGTACAACCGCGTGCGTAGCTTTATCGGCGACATCCTCGGCACTGCCATCAGCATCGGCAAGGACATCGTCAACGGCATCGCCACGGGCATCATACAGGCGAGAGCGTCAGTGGAGAAAGCACTAAAGTCGGTCATCGATGCGGCAATCCAGAAAATCAAAGACATGCTCGGCATTTCATCGCCAAGCAAGACGATGGCCAGTATGATCGGCGTGCCCATGGTGCAAGGCATCATCTCTGGCAGTACCACCGGCATTCAGCGCGCCGTGCAGGCGCCGCCCGCAGAAGCGTCGCAGACCGTGCAAAACTTCTATCTCACTGCAAACTACCAGACTACGCAGAGTCAGTCATCGGTACGCAACGACTTGCGTGCCATGCAACTCCTTGCAGGAGGCGTCGCCTGATGCCATACTCTATCACGTACACCACCGCGGGCACAACGTACAACCTGAACGGCGCCAATGCGGGCATCGGGGTCACCGTGCGCTACCTGGGCGACCAAGGATTTGGCATGGCGCCCATGCAACGCATCACTCAGCGTGGGCCACTTCAGCAGGGTGACACCGACGTGGGGTACCGCCTTGACCCACGTATCATCCAGCTTCCGCTCCTCGTGGAGGCGATGACGATGGACGCGGGCTATACCGCGCGCAAAGGCTTGCTCAAGATTTTTACGCCAGCCAACGGGGCTGGCATTCTCAGAGTCACCACCGACCTGTACGACCGTGCTATCCTCGTGGTACCCATGGGTGGGCTGGATTTCAACCAAGACCCACAAGGCGGCTATCACATTCGCACGGTGGTGCAACTCCGTGCCGCCGACCCGACGTGGTATGACCCCACCATCGTCAACGCGGCGCAAACGCCGACCATCACCGGCACGCCCACGCCTGTCCCGCTGACGATTCCGTGGACGGCTGGGTCGAGTTCTATCAACTCCACGCTGAACTTCACGTATGACGGTGATTTCATATCCTACCCCATCATCAGTGTGACGGGCCCGATTACCAACCTCCTCATCACACATACCACCACGGGGTATGCGATTGGCGTGAATGGAACGATTCCAGCAGGTGATACGTGGACGTTTGACCTGCGCTACGGGCAAAAGACGGTCACCGACCAAGCAGGCGTGAATCAGATCGCAAACCTCACCAGCGGATCATCGCTGGCGGACTTTGCCATCATCCTCGGCGCCAACACCATCACGGTATCAGGCACCACGACGACCTCGGCAAGCACGGTTAATATCACGTACTACACACGATATACAGGAGTATAGGCATGGCAGAGCAAAGCATGTTTTGGCCCACCACGGGCACGGGCGATGGCGTCAGCGGTGGCTACACCGATGCCCGCCTCAAAACCATCTGGAAAGCAGCGCTGGGCAACGGGGTCTTGCAGTATCAAAACAACTTGAACGCTACGGGCACGGGCACGTCAACGCTGGCAGTCAACACAGGCGCGGCGCTGGTCGAGGGATACCTGTACGAAAACGACTCTAGCGCTTCCATCGCTACCACATCGCTGGGCTCGGCGACGTATGGTCTGTACGTCATCGCCAACGAGGACGCTTCTGCGCTGGCGGTGTCACGCTCAGTGGCAGGCACCACGGTGGCGGCGAAGTCAACGCGGCTAGCACTGAACTCCACGACGCCCGCACAGCCATACATCAAAATCGCCACGGTGGTGACAGCGGGCGGGAGCATCACCAGTATCACGGCGGAAGATAACCGCTATGCCTCCAGCCGTGTCAAGACGGTGGGCACGTCGACGCTGGCAAGTGGGGTGCGCTCCACAAATCAAAGCATCCCCAACACGGCTGATACCACTATCACATATGGCACCGCCACTGACAGCGACTATGTGACTGTAGCGGCAGGGACAGGGATTTTTACGGTCAAGGAGGCTGGCGTGTACCTGGTGACCTCGCACATCACCTTCACGTACAATGCAACTGGACTGCGTATAGCATATATCAACTTTACAGGTACATTGGTGGTCATACACCATACTGCAACCGGCCTTGGAAATGCCTCGAGTAAAAGCAGATTTATACATACACAAGCGCGTTCACTGAGTGCAGGTGATACCATCAGTATCGGCGTCCATCAGGATTCGGGCGGTGCGCTGAATCTTGAGGCGTGCACCACGACTGTCGCGAGGCTCGGATGAGCGTCAGCTATACGGTCATCGCGTACAGTAGTGCAGGCACGCGGCTTTCCTACAGCGACGACGTGCTGTCGCTTGACTGCACGCGCGCGGTGAACGGGATTGACATCTTCAGTCTTACGTATCTCACTACGGCAAACTCGGTTCAGTACTTGGTGGCAGGCTCCATCGTCGAGGTGTACCGCCAAGACCCTGACGCGGGCATCGCCTCGTATCGTGAATTCTCGGGTATCGTGCGGGAAATCGTGCGCACGGTGACGGACACCGATACCACGGCAATTCGCGCCGTGAGCTTCACTGCCCTCCTCGCTGACCGCATCGTGGCATATCGTGCAGGCGTGGCCAATCGCAGTGCATTTAGTGCGGTTCCAGCAGAAACCGTGCTCAAAACGTTGTTTGACTATAACCTCGGTGCCAGCGCTACGACGGGCAACGGGCGTCTGCTGAGCGGAGTGCTCAGTGGTGCGATCACGGCGGCATCTGCAGGGACGGGCAACGCCATCACCATCGCCTGCCATGCGGACAATCTACTAACTGCCATGCAGGCGATACAGGAAGTCGGCGGCGGGGATTTCGACGTCATCTACACCGCTCCGGCGACGTACACCTTTACATGGTACCTTGGCCAACGCGGTGCCGACCGCAGTGCCAGCGTGATTTTTAGCATCCCTAATGGATCTATCGGGCAAATCACCACCACCTACAGCGCCATCACCGACACTACGGCGGCGATTGTCGGCGGACAGGGCGAAGGCGTCGACCGTGTCTACGCGGTGCGCCCAGCCGTGCCACCCACGGGGATGACTCTGCGAGAAAGCTGGGTGGATGCGCGGCAGTCCACCACGCTTGCACAGTATCAGCAACGGGGCGACATTGCGCTTGAGGAGGCAACGCGGGCACGGAGTCGCATCGACGTGGTCGTGGTGCAGACACCGGCGCTTCGCTACGGCCGCGATTACTTTCTGGGCGACCTCGTATCCATCAGCGTGGACGGTGTCCTGTACACACGAAAAATTGCCAGCGTAGCCATCCGCGTCGGCACGGACGGGAGTGAAAACATCGATGTCGGACTCATTTCTCAGTGACTACATTGCCAGCAGGCGGCGCTTTGAGCGGCTCGAGCGTATCGAGTCCACCACACGCCGTGCTATCACACTGACGCGCACGGCGTCGCTCAGTCTCACCACTGCGGGCACGGTCGTGACGTGGCAACAGGAGAACCGTGTCTACGGTGGCGTCACATGGTCAGGCACAGACATCACGATACCCGCATCTGGCTACTACCACGTCAGCCTGGCGATTCAGGTGGCCTCAGCAATCGCTACGATGACCGTGCGCTACCGTATCGGTGGCAACGCGGTCATCCACGACACGGGGCCGATCGGAAGCGCAACGCGGCAAAACATGGTCACCAGCGCCATCATCTACTGTGCGGCGTCCGACGTGCTGAGTGTGCAGCTCGTGCCGAGCGTCAACGTCACACTCGACGCCATCGCGGAGACTAGCGCCAACGCGAGTCCAATCCTACACATCGTCAGTCTATAGGAGACGCCATCCATGTACTATCGCATCTACGACCTCGCTACACTCACCACGCAGTACACCGACGACCTCGGGAATCTGTACGAAGACATCGGCGACGAGCCGTTCGAGGACGTGCCCAGCGCCGACGAAGCCGTGGCCATGGTGCGCACGGAGCGCAACGCGCGGTTGTCCGTCTGCGATTGGACGCAGCTTGCTGACTGTCCGCTCCCCGCGCCAACGGTGACAGAGTGGCGCATCTACCGGCAAGAACTCCGTGACCTCATGGGCGACTTTGCGTGGAACGTCTCGACATGGCCAGTACAACCGTGATATACTAAAAGTGCTCACGGCTCATGGGCAACTCACACTCGCCACAACGCCGCTCCCGCCACATGGGG